GGCTGGCATGGTGTCCTTTCTTAAAAAACTCCCCTGGGGCTAGGGCTACTAAACCCCAGAGGATTATTAATCGGTTATTGATTAAGGTGTTGCTGCGAACTTGATGATTCCGTAAGGCATCTTGGCGATTGTTGCCATAAATCCGTAAATTGCTACCTGTACTTGTAGGTTTGATACTACGTTTACAGACATAAATGCCTGAGGTGAGCGATATACAGTGAAAGCCTCTGGTGCAATAATTACAGCTGAGTTATCATCAAATGCAGTCTGTGAGAAGTTCTTGTCTACGTATAGATCAAGTCCTAATACATTTCCACGAATTGAAGAAGGTCGTACATCTCCGCCTGCGTTCATTGGCTGAATTGCGTTGTAAATTGGTCGACCTGTGTTATCAAGTGCGCCCATCAAAGCTTGCCATTGTGCTGGGTTGCCGATGTAGTTCTGTGCAAAGTAGCCAGTGTTCTTGTAAACAGCTGCTGCTGCTTGTGCTGTATAAGCAACAATTCCATCGCTATCTGCTGATACTGCTGATGCTGATGTTCCTGCTGCTAGTAATGCTGTTAATGCTGCAGTGTCAATAGTTGTCAAATAAGCATTTTGTAATTGCTGTGTAAGTTCTGCATAGAAGTTAGGGTCTGAACGCTCTAACAACTCAACAGATAGTGTGTTCATACCTGAGTACTTAGACACTGTGCCTGTTAGATAAGCAGTTTCCATACCTGTGTTTTGTACTGCGCCAGCCTCTGCCTCAACAGTTACAACTGGTGCTACACCTGTTCCGCCACCTGCGGTAGTTACCAAAGATGGTACGTTAATGGTCATACCTGATGCTGGCAATGTGCCTTGTGAACATGCATCGATTGTTGGTGTACCAAAGCGTGTGTTTGTTACAAACTCAGTTAGATATTGAGTTGGGTTAAATGCTGGGTTAGTTGAAAATGAGTCATCTGCTGCAGCAATATAAAGCTTAGATTCATCGCTACCTAGCGCAGCTTTGATCTTGTGCTCTGTGTACTTCGCCATTGAGTTAATTGGTGAACGTACTGAAGTTGTAATAAGTGGTGCTGTAATTGTAGGGCGAGCAGCTTCTACTGTAGGAGTAGCAGCCTCTGCCTTTGCTTCTTGTGGCGCTGTTGCTAAATCTTCCACAGGAGCCTCGCTTTCTGTTGTTTGGTTTGTGTCCTCTGCTTCGTTTTCACTAGCAGCAACTTTAGTAACTTGCGCAGCTGTAAATGCTGGGCTTTCTACCAGGCTAACCTCTCTTAGTGTTGCACTGGTTACATATAAATACTCTTTTTTCTGTACAGACTTATTTACATCTACACCGACAGATAAACCATCGATTAATTGCTCGCCAGCAAGGATTAAAGCATCTTGCCCTTGCATAGATGCGCTGATCTTAAATGATGCGTAGATTCCGTCTTTTTCTTCGTTAAATTTTTGCATGCGACCTATTGGGCGCTCTGGTGCATGTTGCATAAGCATCTTAACCTTGCCAGGATCGCCTATCTCTATTGAGCCTTTAGCAAATACGACCTTACCTACGGAAGTATTGCCGACCTCTTCAAAAGGTACGATCTTGCCAGCAATAACTCTGCGCTCTGTATCGGCAGCTTCTATGTGGCTACTGAATGTAAGTTTCATCTTCTGTTTCTCTTCCGTTAGGTGTCATTTGTTCCATTTCTTTAGCTTCTTCCACATCGATTAAACCTAGATTTATCATTTTCTCTAATGCCTCTAGGCGCTTCATTGTGTCAGCTCTTAAGAATGATTCTTCTATAGCAAACTTAACTACATGGCCTCTAGGGGTTATATCATCCATGCTTAAACGATCTTCAATAGCACAGATAAACGGCTGTAGTGAATATGCTACAAACTCTTTGCGACCATCGATAATGTTTTGATAAGTCATGCTGTTATTCATGTCTGCGCTTATGTAATATGCAGGTACATTCATAGCACGTGCAATTTGTGTTGCAAGATATTGCTGTGCTTCGTTATACATCATATCTTTAGGACTAAAGCCTGTAGTTTCATAAGATAGAGTAGAAGTTAAATATGCTGTAGATCTATTTTGTCTGCTTTGCTTCCATTGTGCTAATAATCCAGATACTTGTTGCTCTGGTAGATCTGCGCCTGTGTTTTTAATGTAACCACTTGGCATTGGAGTTTGTGCAGATACAGCTGCGGCTTTTTCAATATCTAATGCGCTTTGAATTGTACGTGCTGCGGTAGTTAATACACCTTGTGTTAAGCCTTGAAATGTGATAAGTGAATTTATACCAGTCATTGGTGCTAATACACCATCTACATAATACTCATCTACTTCTGTGCCAAATTTATTTGTAGTAAATGTAACTCTGTTATTCGCTATCCACTCAAATCGGGATGGTCTTAAATCATCTGCATATAATTCTGTTACTCGCCAATATGCAACACCATAAAATAAAAGACTATCGACAGTCCATGATATGGTGACGGATCTTGGTTGCCGATAGTCTGGTTGATCTATCCAAAGAGGGTTCCCCAACTCCTCACCATTTGACTTTTTGTAAAGCTTCAATGGCAAGTATGAAACTACACCAGCTATAAGATTTCTGCAACGTGAAACGGCAGGTACTTGCATAGCAAAATTTCTATCTAATCCACCTGGGAAATTACCAACACCAGTTGTAAATGAACCATAGCCATAGGCTGTGTCCATAATTGCAGGGGCGTATTGCGCTTGGACAGTTTCAGTTTTTTTATTTATACCCAAAGCAGACAATAGACCCATAGGTATACTTTATACCATAAATCGGACTAATGGTGCAAGTTAGACAAATATTTGTGCAGTTTGTTGCGGTCTAGTTAATTGGCTTACGACCATGGCAAGGCTGATCGCCGCTGTCACATCGCCTGCTGATTTCCGTCTTATGATTCTCCACCCTGCGTCATTAGTCTTAGCTGCACAGTTATTTAGGTGCTGTACTAAGTCCGCTTGCCCACTATGTAGTAATCTAACGTTAGCCAGAGCATCTGATAAGTCTGAACAGGCCTGGTAGAAAGCCTGGCCACTGCAATCTTCAATACGCCAACCACTTTGTTCTAATTTTGTGGCTAAAGTCTGTGTTGCGTACTTGTCAAATAGTATTTTGTGTGGATGATATTTCTTAGCCCACTCATTTATATCACTAGCCATCTTAACCTCGTCTACAGCTACTTCGCTTTGCCATAACTGGGCTAGACCTACTGCTATCTTGCCATCTTTTAATTGACCCATAACTAAAGCACCAGATCTTCTAGTAGGTGCAATATCAAAGGCCATTATAGTCATCGGCCCGACAGGGATCTCTAGTGTGCTATCACTACATGCCTCGATAGATCCATATACCCAGGGGCTTACAGCGCTATCTATCCACTGGCAAAGCATTTCAGTTCTTGTAGCTTCTACGCTGTTTGTATTGACTGATTCTTCTAAGGTTTCTTCGGATATTAAATGCCCTAATGCTGGATTCGCTAATGCCCAAGCTTTACGATCATGTATCTTGCAGTGCTGAGGTGCTGACCATTCGTAATAACCTAAACTATCTGGCGGGTATGATAAACAGCGCTCTTTAAGATCATTAAGCACAGTACTAAATCCATCACCTGCGTTACTTGTCATTAAGGTCATAGAATTAGGCCTAGCACGTGTAACAGGTAGTGCAGCTGTAAAGGCTTCTTCTGTCCATTCACGTAATTCGTCTATATATAAGAAATCGGCAGTCTTTCCACGTGGTGCATCTCTGGTAGCCGCTGCTATTTCATATCTAGCGCCATTAAGTAAGCTTATAGATTCTTGGCCATTAGCCAGGCGTATCTGTCTTACCTGGTCTTTTAGAAATTGATTATCTTCTATCGTGTAACTAACTTGCCTAAATGTATCTAATGCCATATTACGATTAGAGGACATGCCCAGTACATTCTTAGAACCCCATAAAAATAGATGGCTCAATATCAGCATGCGTGCTAAATGGGTCTTACCATTTTGACGTGCTACCAGTATTAGAGCTGTCTTTTTACGCCAGTTATCCTCATCATCTACACATAACAAATCATCTAGTACAAATCTTTGCCAGGGTATTAAAGGTAAACCGATCTTCTCAGCTAGATCGGCCACCTCATCCGCTTTGCTCTTACCTTTAAGTAAGGGCGTGTGAACTCTAGGCGTGGTACTGCCAATTAGCCCGACCCCTCGTTTGATCGGGATTATTTCTGCATCATTCTTCATCGAAGTTTATTGTATCTGGTTTATTAAAAGGTGAATCTGGAACGATCTGGACTGTCTTGGAGAGAGAAGGTTTGGA